GTTCGAATTCACCCTCGGGCCAGCTTGCTACAAGGACCCAAGGATTTTGGCAATATCTGATTTGCAAAACGCACCGCATAGCGTGACAAATGGCAAGACCAAAGCCAAAACATATAGACAATAAAAAACCCCAGCATATGCCGGGGTTGGTGCTTGGTGGTGGGTGTTGTGATTAGCAGGTGATCAGCTCTCTGGCCTGTGTGATTGTTGCCGCCCTGCGTTCTAGTTCGCTGGTTACATTCTGTAGGGCTGTCTGTGTGCAGTCCGTCAGTATGTCCCAAACGTGAACCCAAGACATGCTTCGCTCGTGGGGGTTGTCATCCCTGAAGCAAACGCCCCAGACCGACTCCCATGTCATAAGTTCACCGTTGCAATGAACCTCTGCGATGCAACCACAGAAAGATAGGAGACCGTCACGCTGAAGCCCGTAGAGTTCGGGCTCCTCCTCTTCGCTTGTGAACTCATCGAGTGAGTAGCCATCATCTGGCTCCACTCTGAACACCAAGGCGAACGGGCCAGACTGGCGGAGCAAGTGGCGGCCACTTGCTAGGTGAGTCGCCAGCTCTGCCGGTGTGATGCAGTAGGGAGCGGCTGAGAGATCCTGTAGCGGGTTCATGCTGTCGGTTCCTCCGCATAGGCTGACTCGATCCGATCGCCGCAATGATCGCAGAACAAATCGGGATTTTCCCAGTTGCAATCAACAGCGACCACACACCAGCCATCAGAACCAGTAGTGGTTCCGATAGCTTCGCGTTCTGTTTTGGTGCAACATTTGCACAAACAGCCACCATCTCCAGTGATGGCAAAAAGAGGGTATCCGCCAGGCCAGGCATATGGGCTAGCTGTTAATTGATCGGCGAGACGCAGAGAGCGAGATTGTGTGGTCATCTTCAAACCCCCACCATTTGAGCGTCCATTTGCCGGGATCGCTCCTCACAAGCACTGATCAGAAGTTCCGCCATTTGCTGTATGGCGTAATAGTGACCAAGGTGCAAACGGTCTCCAGTAATGGCACCAGGGTCATGCCCATAGCCCATGTTTTCTTCTGCCTGGTCTGCATAATCGAGACGGCTCGGCCGCTCTGCATACCAGCTCAGCAGTTCTGAGGTGTAAACAGTGGACTGGGACTCTGCCAGTTCTCCCACGTGTTCGTAGGCTTCCTCTGCGGAGTCATACTCTGCAAGGTTTTGGGCCAGAAAATTGCAGACGCTATAGCGCCAGTCATTGGGCAATTCTTCATCATGGGCGGCCATGACTGCTTCGATCATCCAATCAGGGGAGCCGTCTCGGATGGTGTAGTAGGTAGAGCCGTCTTCCCTGGTTTTTAGTTCGAAGGCATGGGCCAAATCAAAGGCGCGAAATTGAAAAGACATAATTCTTAGTGCAATTGGGAAATTGGCGCGAGATTCGCTGCCTGGGCAAATAATAAGGCACCGCCGGCGGTGTGCCAGCAGTGCCCTTGGGATTGTAATAATTCGTAACTTATGCCGCTTCCTTGAAGCGCTGGGCCGCTGCATCACGCGCAGCCATCACAGCATCAGGGCAGGCATCGGCTACGGCTTGGGCTTGGCGCCAGGCATTAACCAGATCCGCAGAGTTGAGCACTGCGGCCATGGCTGCATCTTGGACAACATCCTCAGCAGCGGACCATGCTTCAAACCAGCAACTCCCACAGTCACCTGTGACGGCTTCCAGTTTGTCGCTGTCTTCGTCTGGCATGTTTTCCAGTTTCCACATTTGGCGGCCCGTTGCTTCAGCCGCGAGCATTAAATGGCGAATCCTGAAAAGTGAGCCGAAGGCTTTAGTCCTTGCCAGTTGCGCAGCCTTGCGGGCCTGTTGGCCCGCTTCAACTGCTGCTAGGTAGTCGGGGTTGGCTTGGATGTAGTCCCACTCGGTGGCGGGCTTGGTTTTGGTTTCTTTGGTCATGGTTTTAAGTGCGATTGGACGAAGGGGGGGGCCGAAGCCCCCCGATGTGATCAGGACAGAGCCTGTTTCACTTGGTGGCGAGAAATGCCGAACTGGGCAGCTATTGCTCGCTGACTGACTCCCGAGGCTGCCAGCCTGCGAATCTCTTGTTCTGTCGCTACGGAATCGAGCCGATCAGCCAGAGAGCGCAAGGCGCGGGCAACGTATGGGGCCAGGCGTTGGGCCAAGGTGTGGACCAGGGCCAGGGTGAACATCAGAGCAGCAGCTAAGCGAGTTGCCAGCCGTTGCCAGTCCACGGATTGCAGCTTGTCCATCAGAGCATCCACAGGGGGGAAGCTCGGGGATTGCTGCCAGGTTGCTTGGGTCATCGTTCTAAATGCGATTGGGTAATGGCGCAAAAGTTGCGCACAAGAGAAGAATAGAAAGGAAAGGGCACCGTGGGGAGTGCATAGGCTGAAATTGAAATATTTCTTAACAATAGTACAAGCCTACCCTGATACGGTGTACTATCGTGCATCCGTACTAGCGGACATTTGTACTGGTCAGTTATTGCGAGTGATTCTCAATTGCAGCGATTTGAGAAAGTTTTCCACAGGTCACCGATTAACCGTGACCCATAAAAATTCCCTATGAATGGCCCAAAATCGACCATGCTCATTTTTCTGGGGAAATTGGCCCTATGAATGGCCCAAAATCAAAGGCACTCATTTCCGCAGGGAAATTGGTCAAATGTTTTCCCGCCCCACCACTTCCTTGAATGCTTGGCTAAATGCAGCAGGAAATTCCTGTTGGGCTGAAAGTTGTACTGAATAAGCAAAGTCAAAATGCTTCCCAACGTTTGGCGGGCTTTGCAATTGACGGAACACCTGTGTCAGCGATCCTCCCCTGCCAGCTTTATAAATACCAGGTGCCGGAATCCGGCCGCGGCCAAGTGCTCGGTATTTCTTCTCAAGATCAAGATTGCCGGCAGTGAATGGCACATAAACGTAAGAATCTGCGGTGCGATAACGCGGCTTACCTTTACCACCGTAAAGATTCATAAAGTGTGTCCGAGCAATAATTTCTTCCATCGCTCGGACGCCATACAACGCTTGAACATATTGCGATGCACGAATGCGGCCATTTGGCCCCAGATTTGCAGCAGGTGAATTTGCCATTGGCATCATGTAAGCCCCGGCTGGCATAATTCCGTTCCGCACCAAACGCTTCTGGAAGCGGGTGAGCATGACCTGACCACCAGTGATCTGCGGCAGCAAGTAATCAGCAGGCGCCTGCCCCTTGGGCCCGTCTTCGCTGAGGGACACCGTGGCGGTGAGGTTCTGCTTGTTACTGGCTTTGGTGCGGAGCGAATTGAGCGTAAAAGGCACTGGGGCGCGGAAGCTATCACGCATCTCAGCCTGTTGAGCCCGAACGATGGGCGTCAGGCTGCGGTTCAGCGCCAGGCTGGCGATGTAAGGCAACTGCACCTCAGCGAAGAGGTCCAGGTTCTTCACCAGGGCGTTGGCGTTGAAAGTGATGGTCTGCTGCGCCATGAGCGGCCTCCAGAAGCCCCAGGAAGGGGCCTTCAGTCCATTCTGCGTGGTTCGCAGCGTAAAGGCAAAAAAAAGACCCCTAGGGCCGCACCGTTACCGGCAGCGCCCAGGGGGGTCCCAATCGCTCTACGAGCATAGCACCTTAGGAGGTGCTGGTGGTGGTGTCAGTGACACCGCAAGGGATGCTCAGTAAGTTCCTCGGTGTGTGTCTTCAGTTCGCTGACACTGCGCTTGCTGATGCCGATCCGACAGGTGAGCCGATCTTGCCAGTGCGTCTTGATGGGGTAGTCCATGGCCATAGCAGCAACGATGCAGGAACCGTTGTGGACGTAGCTCTGCGAGCCATTGATGGTGAAGTGTTGCTCGATCCGATGCTTGAGACCGTAAGAGCCAGTGCTGGGCGTTTTGATCGGCTCGGCGCGAAAGAAGTACAAGCGGCAGAGGCAGACCATGGCGTAATCACTGTCAGTCCATATTTCTGGCTTGTCTTGGTAATACCAACTCAATCCATTTGGACAGATCTGAGGAAATTGCTCCTGCGCCTTTTCAACGGCAAGAGCAGCCCACCTAAGCGAGGTGGTATCGAAATGGTCAGCAAGGTTCATTTGGTGTCCAGTTGGAGTGGATCGAGGGCAGTTTATACCCCCGAAGGCAAAAATCGTTGGTATGACTAGGTTCCGAAGGCAAATGGGTTTCCTCCGAAGGCAAGTCGAAGGCAAAAAACGTTGGTATGACTAGGGCGAAGGCAAAACGGTCAAAAACCACTTCCTTCTTTACACGTAATAGACCCCCCCTATATGGGCCATTACACCCTCTCGCGTCGTAACCGATTTGGTTTTTAAGGTATTTGCCTTCGGTCTAGTGTTTGCAAGGGGTTTTGCCTTCGATTTTGCCTTCGGTTTGCCTTCGCCCCGAAGGCAACTTGCCTTCGGAATCATCGATCCCATGCTTTTGGAAGCTTGAGGCCGACGAGCATGGCGTTGCGAGTCTCGGCATCTTTTTCGGACCGCAGATCAGGAAAAATGGTCAGCAGCTTCGGCACCAGGAGGCGTGAAGCTTTGATGGTGGGGTCGTTGGTGGGGTCGATGACCCAGCGCCCGTTGATGTCCTTAAAGCCCTCTGCGGCGTACCAATCGCATAATTTTTGCCAGACGATTGCATGGGACACAGAATGATTGGCATCCCATTCAAGACCGACCTCATCGCAGAAGTCCCAGAGGTGACACCCCTTGCGACGGACGGAGCGCATGGCCTCTTTGCCGGAGTCGTAGTCAATGCCATGTTCGACCGCTAGTTTTAGTCCTTCAAGCAGCCAATTAAGGAACGCTGGGCATATATGTTTCTGAATAAAATGCGGATCATCTTTAAGACGTGGGTCGGCTTTTAAGTGATCAGCGCGTGTGGGTTTAGTGAGAAATGTCTTGCGAAATTGGAAGACATGGAAGCGAGTTTCAATGGCTGCCTGCTCACCAGAAAGCGATGGTTCTTTGTTGAGGTTAAAAATAAAGAGAGCATTGGGCACGAATGTTGCTTCCTGAACCCCCTTTACTTCCCATGCTAATTCCTCACCAGAGATTGCACTTTTAAGTGCCTGGAGTGAATCAATGTGAACAAACTGACTGTTTTCTGATGACCAATTGATGGCAGCATCACGCAGGGGTGCGATTGGAAATTTGCGGCCTTGGTCGTACTGCCTGAAATCAGCGAGGGTGCAGGAGCTGAAGTTACGAGCACCAAGGGTGTCGCGTAAGGCGGTGCGGATGGTGTCCTTACCGTTTGAACCACCCCCGATCATGAGCAGGGCACGGGGCCGCCCTCGAACGGAGCGGTATTTGGCAAGGTCCATGCCCGAGCCAAGGATGCGCTGAAGCGTATCGATGTCGGTGGGCTCGACGGCTGCTAGGAGGCGTTCGAGTTGTTCGGTGTTGGCATCGGGGTCGTAGTTGTAGTCGGTGATGTAGGTGAAGAAGAAATCGGAACTATGGGGCAGCAGTTGCCATGTGAGGGTGTTGGCTTGCCAGTTCCATTCGACAACACCGTTTTTGCAATTGATGGCGTTGTGCGGGTTGATCTCAGTGCTGCCGAGCTTTGCTCGCATCCAGGCAAGTGATTCAGCGACATAGCGCGGCCGTGCCCATGGGTGGATGGGTTCAGCGTTTTTGTTTTCTTTGTATTCAAGCTGCGCCAGAAAGTTGGCGATGCGCGGCGTCAGCTTTTCATCAGGCTGGTGCTCGTAATGAGTGCCTGTCCATTTGTAGAGAAGATTGTCCGAGCAAATCCAGCGGCTGGTGGGCAAGCCAAAGACAGCCTTCTCAACTTCGGGAAGATAGTCGGCGTTTTTGGATGTGAACTGGGTGTTGACGATTTCGGTGATCTCACCCGTTTTGGCATCGATGAGTTTGGTGCGCTTCATGCGTTTCACGGGAAGCGTAGGCCGCCAGCCGTGTTCATGCGCCCAGTACCAGAAAGTGCCGGCTTTGACGTGATCACCACCAGAGGCTGCGATTTGCGCAATGCCCTGCCATTGGGGGCTGTGGCTTTGCATCAAGCCAATGGCCTGGTCGGCTGTACCACCAGCTTCTATGCAAGCAGCGATAAGACCCCAAAGGATGTTGCGGTACATCGCATAGGTGTTGGAGCCAGGGACGCGGGGCGGGATGCAGGCAAGGGCATCACGAATTTCGTTGATCGTGTGCTTGTTGTGATCGGTGAAACGTTGGGATTTGGTGATGTGGTCGTAGGTGTCTTCATCAGGAAGACGGACTTCTATATCGGAGACGTTGTAGAGCTGATCGGACTGGTGGATGATGGATGTTTGAGCACCAAGAGTGCCGTCATTGTTGACGTGATAAGTGCCGGGTAGGCGCATCACACGGGATGGGTTCTTTAGGGAACGATCAGCATCAGCGTGTTCTAAAAGACGAGTTTGAACGATCTTCCAGTGCTGGGGTGTGATGGGATCAGCTAAAACCCAGTAGTTGTGAATGGACTTGCCGCCGGTATCGACCTGAAGGGTTGGTTCAGGAAGGCCGAGGTCTTGCCAAGCGTTGACTTGCCATTCTTTGGGGCGATCATCCCATTCGCAAAAGAACGCACGGCAAGCGGTGATGTCTGCATCGCTATCGCCGCCATCGTTGATGACTACATAAACGCCGCGGCCTTCGGCTTGCCATTGTTCAACGGTGCGTCGAGTAGGTGGGGCTTTACGACCGGAATCATTGGCTTTGGCGGGATGACCAGCGGGAAAGAACCCACGAAGGCGGGAAGTACCTGGCGGTTTACCAAGGAAGTGCAGGAAGGTGCGAACAGCCTCAAAATCTGGCTGTTTGGATAGATTGTTTAGTGCTTGCGGGTTGGAGCTGTGAGCCGTGGCCGGGATGCCTTCAGCATTGCCGGCCAAATCATTTGCTTCAGTCATTTAGCAGTTCTCCAGGATCTGCTTGGCTTCCGCGATGATCTCGGCCGCTTCGATGGTTGACATGCCTTTCCAGCGGACGTGGAAATCGGTGTAGGCGGAGATGTGCTCGACGAAGTGACGAGCGTTTTCGGGCGTGGGCTTTTTCGCTGGTCCAAGACAACGGCGATAAAAAGCGAGGATGGGGTCCTGTTGCTGCATGGGTGCTGCGTTTCTGCTCCGAGGTGCCGTCCGAGGGTGGCTTATCGGCTGCACCCTAGGGATGCCGTTGTTGCAATTGTTTACGCAGGACGCTCAACGCTTACATTGAAACCGTTGAGTCTCAGTTCGCTATGGCGATATTCCTGGACTTTCGACAGGCGACCAGAGGCTGATTTGACCTCCACCAATCGGACTTCGCTGGGCCGCATGAGGAGAAGATCGGGGATGCCCGGCTTGTTGGTCTGGATCAGCTTGAGGACGTACCAACCCTCGGCCTCGTACCGCTTGATCAGCTTCGCTTGAAAGGATGCTTCGCTCTGCTGCAAAGTGCCTCGCCGTGTAAGTCTGCTTTTGCTGCACCAGACGATAGACGCGGGGTTCGATAGAACGCTCGGCAAAGATGAAATGCACGCGGTTGGCGCGATCACGGCCGTAATAGGAAGCGCGGTCACGACCCTGGAGATAGCTGAGGGCGCTGTAGTCGATGCCGATGAAGATCAAGTCATCAGCGGTTGAGAGGTTGACGCCTTCGCGGCTGGATTGAACCTGGCCGATGTAAACGGCGCGGGGATCAGCGTTAAAGGTTTCGGGGCTGTCGGTGTAGCAATCAGCAAAGGTTTCGCGGAGCATCCGGCCTTCGGCGTCGAAGCAATAGAGGATGGCGATCTTGCAACCAGCAAAGGTGTCGCGGATGTAGATGGCCTTGGAGCGATCAAAGATGATGGCGCCGTGGGCTTCGGTGATGACGGTGCCGGAGTAAATCTGGCGGAGCTTGGACATGGTCTTGGCGCCAGTGTCAGCCAGGACGGAACGGCAGTCAGGGCGACCAATGACGCCATCTTTGATGATGCGGAGGGCAAGGCGATAGGTGCGGCGCTTCATGGGCACCACATGGACCTGCTCCTCGATCTCGGTGGTAAAGCCAGCTTGCTTTTGAGTGACGGTGACGGTGAGCGGATTGATGTCCGCGAGGATGCGTGCCTCGTTGGCGTTGCTGTAGTCGTTTACTTGCTGGCCGGTGCCGACGTATTTGGTGCCGATGGAGACGTAGCCAGAGCGGGCCCATTCATAGAAGGAGCGGTGATCAGCCCATGGCTTTGGACCAAGGAAAAACTGGTGATAGAGCTGCGCGAAGGATTCAGGCGATGGTGTGCCTGACATGAGCAGCAGGTACTTGAAGCGGATGCCGCGGAGATCGTGCCAGCGTTTGGATGGCTTGGGATAGGCGCCAATGCCGTGCGCTTCATCAACGATGAGCATTTCGTAGTAGCGGCCGATGCGCTTTGGCATCTGCTCGAAATTGGTCACTTCCACCACATCGTCGAGGTTAATGGCGGCGCGGTCTGCCTCGATTGAGGCAATGGCCTTCTTTTTGGTGACGATGAGGCAGGAGTGTACGGACAATGTCCGGACAGTTTCGAGAGCTGTGAGGGTTTTGCCGGTACGCACCTCACCACGGAGGTAAGCAATGCGATGCCGCTCAAGAATGGCGACCAGCTCCGTGGCTGCTTGCTGTTGGTAAGGACGAAGCGTGAGCTGCATGGTCTTGACGATCTCCGGCAACACAGGCATACACGGAGAAAGCGCAGGATTGTAGAGCGATTTCAATGAGTTGGCGGGAATGTTACAGAACTGTGAAGAGATGGGGCGAATATGCGGGAACTTGCGGTAAGGTGCTGCGGAACCAGAAATCCACTGCCTATGGAAAATGCCGAATACCACGCGCATCCGGCTGTATCGAAGTCTCACCTGGACTTGGTAGCCCGCAGCCCGCTGCATTACTGGGCCCGCTACGTGGACGTAAACCGGATCACGCCAGACCCCACACCAGCCATGGCCATTGGGACTGCGCTTCACACTCACGTGCTGGAGCTGGACAAGTGGGATGCGAACTATGTGGTGATGCCTGAGGGCATCGACCGCCGGACCAAAGCAGGCAAAGCAGAATGGGAAACCTTTTGCACGGCTGCTGGTGATCGCACAGTGCTGGTGAAGGCTGAAGCCGACCTAGTGATGAAGATGGGCGAAGCGGTCTATGGCCACCCGTCTGCTGCTGCACTGCTGGCATTGCCGGGCATCGCAGAAAGCACCTGGATGTGGCGCGATCAGGCGACTGGCCTTCAGTGCAAGATCCGCCCTGATTGGTTGACCAATGACGGCACGTTGTTGGTTGACCTAAAGACAACTGAGGATGCAAGCCCAAAGGGTTTTCAAAAGTCGGTGGCCAATTTTCGTTATCACGTGCAGGCCGCCTGGTATCTGCATGGGATGGAACAGGCGACTAAGAAATGCCCTGAGCAGTTTGTGTTCATCGCGGTCGAGAAGAAGCCACCATTTGCTGTGGCGGTTTATGCAGCCGATGCGGAAATGATCCGCGAAGGTTGGCGCACGGCTGAGCGTGACCTTGAGGTGCTGGCCACCTGCAAGGAAGCTGATGCTTGGCCTGGATACAGCGACGCGGTTGAGCCGATCAGTTTGCCGCCATGGATGCGGCCGCGGCCTGAAGGTGGGCCGCTTCCCCTTCAACAAGAAATCGAGACTTACTAATGAGCGAAAGCACAGCAATCACAACCACCAGCTCCGGCTCGGTGTTCTCTGGAATCCAAGCTTTTGAAGATGCGCAACGCATCGCCAAAGCACTGGCCAGTTCCACGTTGATCCCGCCTCAGTTTCAGGGGCAGAACGGCTTTGCCAACTGCCTGGTGGCGCTTGAAATTGCCAACCGGATGAGGATGAGTCCGTTCCAGGTGATGCAGAACCTGCATATCATCCACGGGCGCCCCAGTTGGAGCAGCCAATTCATCATTGCGATGATCAACGGCTGCGGCCGGTTTAGCCCGTTGCGCTACGAGGTGAGCGGTCAAGGCGACAGCTTGGCTTGCTACTGCGTCGCTACGGAGTTGTCCACAGACAAAGATTTGAAGGGCCCAATCGTCACGATGGCGATGGCTAAGAAAGAAGGCTGGGCGACGAAGTCTGGCAGCAAATGGATCACCATGCCGGATCTGATGATCCGTTATCGTGCTGCGGCTTTTTGGGGCAGGTTATTTGTCCCTGAGCTTTTGGTAGGCATCCAAGCAGAGGAGGAAGTGATCGACATCCAGCCAGTGGCTGTAAGTGAAAAACCTCCAGCGGTCACGCTTGAGAAGTTGAACGAGAAAATCAAACAACCAGTGCCAATGGCTGTTGAAGAGGGAACGACGGATGACGACGAACTTTTCTGACTACCTGACGCCAAAGGAGTTGGCTGAGCGATGGCGCAACATCGTCACGCTCAGCACGCTCGACAACTGGCGCTCTAGCCAAAACCGCGGACCACGATTTGTGAAGATTGGCGGCC